GCCGCAGGATGTCGACCTCATTGTCTATTCCTACTCCAAGATCCAGCCAGAGAACGCCTTTGACGCCATTGAGGCACTCAAGCACGTCAAGGAAGGTGGCAAGATGCTAGTGCTCACTAAGAGCGATGAGCACGCCAAGGCTTTTTCAGACGACTTCCTTACGTGGAATCTGAAGCACTGCGAGTGTGTTGCAGAGGGCAGCATCGTCCACATTCAGGTCAACCGACAAGGATGATGTCCAATGGCTTTGCAGACCTGCGAGTCCTGTGGGAACCAGTGGCCTATCGACAAGTTCCCAGCGATCGACGACGGTGACGTTTGCGAGTATTGCTTGACTGGAGCCGACATAGCCAAGGTCAAGAAGCGACTCGAAGCACAGACGAAGGACATCGCAGATCAGTTGGTCAACGCCACAGGCTCTGTGGCTGCAATGCCGAAGGTTAAGGACCTGATCGCAGAGATCTACAAACTCTACGGCGGTCCTACGGGGTTCGCATCCAAGTTCGTGTGGATCGTTGACCAGTTGTGCGAGCGGAAGCAGGTCCCGGCATCTGCTGCTGCGTTGATGGCACAGATCATTAAGTTGCACCTGAACGTCGAAGCCAATGACAGCGAGAGTGACATACGCAGGCTGACGGACGAGCAGATCCGAAGGGAACAGGACTTGGCCTTCATGCAGATGCTTCTGGAGGCGTCCGGTGATCCGACCAAGATGTCCACGATCAACCAGAGTATGAAGCGATTGGGGCTGAAGATCGAGGAGACTTCGAGCGACGAGCAGTTGGAAGCGATTGCTAAGACTGTCGGCGTGGAGACTTCGATATGACAGACCTCCGACGCCTAGCCGAGATCAGCATCGAGCAGAACAGGCGTGCTCGTGAGGGAGTTCGAGTATACACCCCTTACGAGCAGCAGGAGCCTATTCACAGCAGCACGGCGATCGAGTTGCTTGTATCTGGGGGCAAGCGGTGTATCTCCGGAGATACAATGATTTATGACCCTGTCGCCAAGATCCACAGAAGGGTAGACCAAATAACCGAGCCGTTTCACGTCGAGTCGTTTGACCCAGAAACCGGCTCTCGCGTCGTTGCAAGAGCCGGTATTCCATTTGTTAAGGGTCGAGGTCGGTTCTTTAAGGTCGCTCTGTCGAACGGGATGTCGTTTAAGGCAACGCCTCAGCATTCCGTCTTATCGACCTACGGATGGACGACTGTCTCCCTCCTTTGCGACAGGCTTCGATCAGCCTTTCCCGTCCTTCTTCCGACCAGTTCGGCATCATTCCGGCACGGGTTTCCGCGAGATGCTTGCCGTTCGTCTGAAACAACTCAAGATTGTCTGGATGGTTATTGTGGGTCACTCCGTCAATGTGGTGAACAACCTCTCCAGGAAGAAGGAATCTTCCAAGCTTCTTTTCCATTGTGCGAGGAGGAAAAAGCATACACTGTTGTCAGTATAGAGGAATCTGGAGAAGGTCAAGTATGGGATTTTGAGGTTCCTGAAACTGGGAATTACTGCCTTGCTGGAATAGTCCATCACAACAGCGGTAAGTCCGTGAGCGTTGCGACTGAGGTCGGAAGCCGAATTACAGGCATCCCGATCAAGGATTCGACCGGCAAGATGTTCAAGCCACGATGGCCTGTCGCTAACGAGAACTATCCGAGAATCTACTGGGTGATCGGATACGACTGGAACCACATAGGCCAGACGATCCACAGGCTGCTGTTCCAACCAGGCATGGGCGGTCAATTTCGCTGCATCCGAGATGAAAAGACAGGTCTTTGGAGGACATTCAATCGTGCCGACAAGGCAGACATTTCTCGCATTGGCGAGTCTGAACTGACCGAGCCGTTAATCCCAGACAGGATGATCATTCCAGAGTCCTGGGAATGGGAGGACAAGCGAGGAAACATGTTCAAGAGCGTGCAGCTCACGAATGGGGCTAGGATCTACGCATTCCCGTCCACGAGTCCACAGCCGAAGCAGGGTGATGCTATCTCTGGAATTTGGATTGACGAGGACGTTGCGTTCTCGGATCACGTCAAGGAATGGCAGGACCGTTTGACTGACGAGAACGGATGGCTGCTGTGGTCAGTTTGGCCACACATGAAGAATCCCGCCTTGATCTCGTTAATCGAGCGTGCAGAACTCTGCTCGATCCAAGAGAACCCAAGGATTCAGCGGGTTCAGTTGATCATGACCAAGAACCCGTTCATCTCGCATGAGAACAAGGAAGCGTCTCTGGAGCGAATGGGGAGCGAGGAGGAGATTGCACGTCGAGACCGTGGTGAAGTCAACATGGATGCGTACTCCATGTACACGTTCGACCATCACGTTCACTGCCTCCGCAGGAAGAACGATGCACACATCTACGAACCCGCGAGATCCAATGCCTATCTGAAACTGAGGAGCATCTACGAGTTGCTTGGCGAGTTGCCGAACGACTGGACTCGATACCTGATCATGGACCCTTCTCACACTCGAACTGGTATACAGTCGTGGGCCATTCCTCCTCATGAGATCGATGGTGTATTCGTCGGCAACGTGATGATCTGCGAGTGGGAGTTGGTATGTAAGCGAATGACCGCCGAGGCGATCGCACAGGCCATATTGAACAAGCGTGGATCGAAGCACTACGAGTGCCACATTATCGACAATCGGGCAGGTAGGCAGACGCACGCGGGTAGGGACACGAACACGAGGATGCACTTCTCGATGGCATTCCGTGGTGCTGGGCTGGTGTCTCGCCAGACGAGCTACGACTTCATGCCTGGGTGTGACGTTCCTACGACCCGGTATCGAGCGGTCAGAAACTTGATGGAGCCTGTGGCTGGTGTAGGCATTCCGTCGCTGATGATCATTGACGACAAGTGTCCGGAGACGAAGCGTGAGTTCACCAAGTACATGAAGAAGCGGGATTCTCGCGTCGTTGACTCCGATGCCGTGCTGGACGAGCCTGCCAACCCGAGGCTGTATGACTTGATGGCCTGCACGGAATATGCTGCTGCTCACATGGAGCAACTGTTCATCGAGGGCACGGCCTACGTCGAACCGACGCTCTACAGACGCCAGGGATCAAGTGCGTACCGCAAGGCCATGCAGTTAATTCGAGGCCAAACCGAGGAGCAAGGTGTTGTCACGCTCGGTGCTGGAGTCTAGTTTGTATCCGTTCAGGTTTTGTAACTTTCGTAACAATCGAGGTAATCATGTCGTCCGAAGCAATCAAGCGTCGAATCGAAGAACTGAAGCAATTGGAACAGTCGCCGTACCCGACCCCTCCGGTTGGCACGACGGTCGTCTGGTTCAACGCTGCAAGGCAGAACCCGGAGCGTCCGTTCGAGGATGCTGTTCCAGGCATTGTCAATCGAATTGACGGACCAGGGCGGGTGACGCTCGTCGTGTTCCCTCCGTTCGGGATGCCGTCCCACAAGCGATCGTCGCACCACGTATCGCACCCGATCCACCTACAGCGGGCAAACAGCGTCTCGATCGACTCCGGTTCGTGGGACTACCCGCAAGGCACCAAGCCGCCCAAAGAGCACTACCATCTCCACCTAGCAGAGTTGACTGCACAGCGAGCCGAGGCTGAACGTAACCTCGCTCATAACGATGCGGTCACTGCGAAAACCAAGTAAAGAACATGGACAAGAAGGTACTAGAATACGACTTCCTTCGACCTGTTGTCGCTGGCTGGATCTCTAAGATCGAGAGGGCGAAAGAGGGTAGATCTCAATGGATGGAGATCGCGGAGGAATGCACGATGTTCTACGCCAATTCGGCCCAGGCGATGTGGGACCCTGAATACAGCAAGAAGTTCTGGAAGAACGTCAAGTTGCCAAGGTTCAGGATCACAATCAACAAGGCGTTCGAGTTGGTTGCTATCTTCGGGCCGAACCTGATGTGGGAATCTCCGCACCGGACGGTCAAGTCCAAGAGGAAGTTGCAACTCCCACCGGGGATCTTCGGTGCTGACGAACAAGGCATGATGGCCTACCAGCAGTTCCAGCAGGCCCAGCAGGCAGAGAATGCCAGGGACGAGACTATCGCAGCGCTGATGTCGGGCTGGCTGAACTACACGCCACGAGAGATGCCTTCCGGTGGGCTTGAGGGTCACTCGGAGCGAGCGGTCATCGACGCTTTAATCAAGGGCAGAGGATGCCTAGCCCCGAGAAACTACAAGATGCCTGGTTCGGGCCGAACCCTAACCGGAGCGTTCTACATCGATCCCTATGACGTTCTGACCGATCCGGATTTCAATCAGATCGACGAGTGTCGGTGGATGGCTATCCGACACGTCCAACCTCATTACGAAGTCGAGGAGCGATTTGGGCTAGAGCGAGGAAGTCTCAAGAACAAGTCAACGCTGGAGAGTTCGTGGTCTCACTCTGAGTGGGGTACGGACTACGAAGGCGATGCCAGACGGCAGGCAGGTCAAACCGGAGATAACATTGTCTGGTACGAGATCTACTCCAAGGCTGGGTGTGGAGCGAGATACACGTCGATGGAGGAAGGCATCAAGAACCACATGGAGGACGTGGTTAAGCAGTACGCCTATCTGGCGATCAGTCCTGACGTTCCGTGGCCGTTGAACATGCCCACGTCTAAGTTCCGGGCAGGAGCCACGGACGACGACGTTAGGAACGCCTTCTCGTGGCCAGTCCCGCTATGGGCTGACGGCAGATGGCCGGTCGAGTTTCTTGACTTCTACCACAATCCTGAATCATCCTGGCCGATCGCACCGCTGGCTCCCGGACTGGGAGAACTCAAGTTGCTGAACTTCCTGGTCTCGTGGCTTGCCAATCGAGTG